AAGCCGCCGCAGCGCACTGAGATAACGGGCGCTAATGGCGGGGCGATTATTGTAGATTGGGATAGCATTGATAACAACCAAGATTAACGCTAAACCGCATGCAGGGCAACTTGAGGTGCACAACTCAGACGCGCGGTTCAAAGTGCTATCCGCAGGCAGGCGGTGGGGCAAGACACGGCTGGGCGTGAATGAGTGCCTGGACGCGGCAAGCAAGGGCGGGCGCGCGTGGTGGGTATCACCGAGCTACAAGACAAGCGAAGTCGGCTGGCGTCCCTTGCGGCAATTGGCGCGGAGAATACCAGGCGCGGAAGTGAAACTGGTTGACAGGTCGGTCGCTTTGCCGGGCGGTGGGTTCGTGGCGGTTCGCAGTGCGGATAACCCGGATAGCTTGCGCGGTGAAGGGCTGGACTTTGTGGTGATGGACGAATGCGCGTTTATGCAGCGCGAGGCGTGGACGGAGGCGATCCGCCCGGCGTTATCGGACAGGTTAGGCAGGGCGTTATTTATCAGCACGCCTAAAGGGCGTAACTGGTTTTGGGAAATCTATCAGCGCGGCGTTCAAGGCGAGGAAGGTTGGCAAGCGTGGACGTTCCCGACGGCGGCTAACCCGTTCATTCAGGCGTCCGAGATTGAGGCTGCCCGGCGTGACTTGCCGGAAATCATATTCAGGCAGGAGTATCTTGCCGAGTTCGTGGACGATCAAGGCGGCGTCTTCCGGCGGGTGCAAGAGGCGGCGGTGCTGGACCCGCGCGAGCCTGAGACGAACCGGCAGTATGTCGCCGGCGTGGACGTGGCTTCGAGCGTGGACTTTACTGTTGTTACGGTGCTGGACGCGGAGACGAAAGAGATGGTCTACCTTGACCGCTTCAACCGCGTGGATTATCCGGTGCTGATTGACAGGCTGGAGAGCGTGTACCACCGCTATAACCTGACTTCGATGACGGTTGAGGCAAACTCAATCGGGCGGCCGGTGATTGACGAACTGGTGAAGCGCGGGCTGGCGATTGTGGCGTTCACGACCACCAGCGCGACAAAGCAAGCGGTTATCCAAAGTCTGCAGGCGGCGTTTGAGAATGCGCAGATTAAGGTGCTGAACAACCCTGTGCTTATTGGGGAATTATTGAGCTTTGAGAGCAAGCGCGCGCCGTCGGGTTCGTTCACGTACTCCGCGCCGGATGGTATGCACGATGACTGCGTGATGAGCCTGGCAATCGCGTGGAACGCCATCAGCGCGGAACGCTGGTTCTTCAGTTCGTACGATTAGGAGAAAGGATGCCGAAAACTTTGCATTATTTTACAGACGGCGCGACAGTAAAGAATATTGACCTGCCGCAATACCCGGACTCCGCGTGGAACTGGATCACCGGAAACCCTGACGATACAAAAGACGATGAGCTTTACGCGAAAGTCGCGGCGGTTTACCGCGTGGCGAACATGACCGCCGACGCTTGCGCGAATGTACCGTTCGCGATTATGCGCGGGGATAAGGAAGTTGATAACAGCGAGAGTTGGCAGAACACAATCGGGTTCATGGAGAACCCGCGCGAACTTCTGCGGCTCTGGCGTCTCTCGCTGTTCATGACGAACTCGGCTTACGGCTTGCTTGAGGATGGGGCGCGAACCCGCTCACGTTTGCGCTATATCGTGCCGACCAGCATCACGCCGGTAGTGGATAAGTGGAACGGGCTGACCGGGTTTACCCGCCAGCTTGGCAGCGAGAAGCGCGATTACAGCCTGAAAGACGGGCGCGTGTTCTGGATGTGGCGGTTAGACCATACCACCGAACTATTGCCCTCGGATAACAGCGAGTTCAAGGCGTTGATGGCGGCTGCTGGCGTGCTGTACTATGCCGATTACTACGTTCAGAACTTCTTCCAGCGCGGCGGTATCAAGCCCGCTTTGCTGCAAGTCTCCGGCGTTCAGACGCGCGAGGAACGCGAGAAAATCGAGAGCGTGTGGGACAAGATAGTTCACGGCTGGTACAAATACCTGGGCAAGGTGATATCCGCCGACACGATGGCTGTCACGACAATTGGCGATGGAATTGACAACCTGACCGGGTCCCAGCTTCACGACGAGAAGCTGGCGGATATCGCGATGGCGGCCGGGATGCCGTTATCGCTTATTCTTGCGAACTCCGCAAACTATGCCACGGCGCAGACCGAATACGCCGTCTGGTTCAGGGATACTGTCACACCCTGGCTGCGCTTTATCGAGGGTGAACTGAACTCGAAGCTGTTCAGGCCGATGGGCTTGCGCTGGGAGTTCAGACCGGAGGCGAGCGACCGCGGCCAGGAAGAGGAAGTCCAGCGGGCAAGCGCATACGCGTCTTATATCTCCGCCGGGATGAAGCCATCTATCGCCGCGCAAGTGCTGGGCATCGAACTGCCTGAAGGCGTGGAGTATGAACAGCTTGACCCGGAGCCCGAGCCGGAGCCCGAACCCGCGCCTGAACCCGTGCAAGCGGTGGAAGTTGAGGATGAGGAAAAGAGCTTGCCGACCGTGCTAACGATTGAGCAATTGCGCGAGTTAGAGCATTGGCAGGATATCGCGTTCCGCAAGCTGAAGCAGGGCAAGTCGCTCGACTTCCCGTGGGTGTGCAAAACCCTGCCAGAGGAACTTGCTATCAGCATCCGGGAGCGACTGCCGGATTGCCGGACGGAAAAGGACATTGAGCGCGCATTTGAGATGAACGCGCGGGATGATGACGATGACGCGCTCAAGGCGTTGGCTGACGCGCTGAACAGGGCGGTTGAGGCGGTTGCGCCGGTTGCGGAGACAAGTGAAGCAATTAGTGCTTGACGCGCTGTACAGGAGCGCGGAACGCAAGCCAGAGATTATCCCGCTATTGACGGGCAAGGCGGCGGCGTTCGTGAAGCTGATACCGCTGAACCGCGCGGCTCTTGAGCGCAAGCTGGCACGGGTGATTACATCCAACCAACGCGCTGAATTGGATAAGCTCTTGCGCTTGCTGGGTGACCCGCCCGACCTGTCCCGCGTGAATGACGAATACTGGCAGAACAGCTGGCGTTCGCTTCAATCAGCTATCGAGCCGGTGTTGGTCGAGACTTTTGTTCAGCAAGCGGCGGCAATGCTTGACACAATCAGCATCGGGGTTGATTGGACGCTGATAAACACGAACGCCGTGCGCTGGGCAAGTCAATACACCTACGAATTGGTCCACGGCATCACGGACGTTTCCAGGCGTGCCTTGCAGGAAATCATCCCTCGCTTCTACACGGACGGGTGGGATTTGGGCAAATTGCGCGGGATGCTTGAAAGCACATACGGTCCGATACGCGCGGAGATGATCGCGATAACCGAAACGACCAGGGCGTCGGTGGAAGGTGAACGCGCAATTATGGACGCGCTGAACCGCGAGAGCGGCGTGCAGATGGTCCCGATTTGGCAGACTTCCAACGATGAACGCGTGTGCCCGCTATGCGGTCCACGGCACGGCAAACCGATTCAGGACAATATGTTCCCGCCGGCGCATCCGCGCTGTCGGTGCTGGGTGATTTACGATTACGCGGACAATGTAAAACCATGACAAACACGAATTATAAAATTCGCATCGAGGGCATGGAAGACTTGCTGAAAAAGCTCAAGTCTTTGGAAAGCATGAAGCGCGTCAAGGCGCAAGTCCATCAAAGCGCAATCTATTTACAAGGTTTTATCAAACAATATCCCGGAGTGAGGCGCGGCAAAAATCCGCTGCTTTACGGGAAAAGTCCGCAAGCTCAGAAAATGCGGGCAGGGTTCTTTTACCACTTGAAAGCTGGAAACATAACCGTCCCGTATATTCGCGGGGCAGCGGTGCAATCGCACAAGTTGGGGCAATCCTGGACTGTGAGAAGCACGAACTCCGGTTGGGGCGCGACAATTGGCACGAGCGTTCCATACGCCCGACTGGTGCAGGATGCTGAAAAGCAGACGCAATACCACCAGCAGACGGGTTGGGTGACGGTTCAGGATGTAATTGAACAACACGGGGACGAAGTAATCACACGCATCACGGACGCTTTACAGCGCGAGGTGAGCGAGGATTAGTTAGTCAGACAACTGAATACAGGTTTCCTGTGGGCGGCGGGTGCTGCGGCGGGTGACCGGGTGGTCAGAGGGTTCTGAAGCCGAATAAACGCAATTGAGCGTTGTTCTATTTGGCTTTTTGTCGTTAAGGGAGGTGTCATGGAAAAAGACACGCTGGTTTATTTTGGGGACGCGGTAAAAGCACTCGGAAGCGGCAAGGTTGGCGGGTATCTGGTTCGTTGGGGGCAACCCGGCGATGTAGACCTGACCGGCGATTACTTCACGCCGGATACCGACCTGGGCGTTGAGATTGGCGCGAACCTGCCCGTCTACTACGAACACGGCTACGACCCGGTTATCAAAAGCCGGAAA